GGACTTTGTTTGGTCAACAGTTGACCCTTTATTAATTCTAGATGCAAAAGGCGATTTGATCACTGCTACAGCAGCAGATACGCCAGCACGTCTTGCAGTTGGTACTAATAACCAAGTATTAACGGCTGATTCTTCTACTGCCACAGGCCTTAAATGGGCAACACCCGCAGGCGGCGGCGGCAAAGTCTTACAGGTAGTCAATGCAACGTATAACACAGACGTGGACAGCACCAGCAACAGCTATGTAGATACAGGTTTAACTGCTTCTATTACCCCAAGCGCATCATCCTCAAAAGTTCTTGTTATCATAAGCCAAGGCGTTTTGCTGCGATATTCAACATCTGCCGCAGAGTTGAGTGGACAAATAAATATTCTTCGAGGCGCTACAAGTCTCACAGCGCCTTTGCTTGGAATTAGAGCAGCGGCAAGTAGTGAGTTAAATAATTATCAAATGCTAAGTTATACATATTTAGATAGCCCTGCCACAACATCTTCAACTACCTATAAAACACAAGTTAAAAACAATTCGGGTCTTGGAATTGTAAGGTCTGGGAACACTCTTGCCTCTATTACTTTACTAGAAATTGGAGCATGATCATGGCAAAAGGTGGAGACGTTTTAGAAATGCTCATCCCTACTGGGGGCTGGGTAATCGTTGGGGACGATTTTGATTCTATTCGTTATGATGAAGGCGTAAGCCCAATTACTAAAAAGCAATTTGATGATGGATTCAAGGCCTATGATGCTTGGAAAGCAGCTAAAGAAGCCGAAGTTAAAAGCCGACGAGATGCACTTTTAACTCGTCTAGGCATTACGGCCGAAGAAGCGAATTTGCTACTTTCATGACATATCCAACTGGTACAGCTGCTCTTGCGATAAGCATTGCTCTAGGTGAGCAAGGTGTAATTGAAGAACCGGAAAACATTACAAAGTATGGCAAATTTATGAAAGCTGATGGCCTGCCATGGTGTGGATCGTTTTGCAACTGGGTACTGGCACAAGCCGGAGTTAAGAATCACAGCGTAGTTGGCACAGCTGCCGGAGCGCATAAATTTAAAGAAATGGCTCGATGGTTTAATGAGCCGATACGTGGCGATTTAGCGTTTATGGATTTTCCGCATGATGGCGTAGATCGCATCAGTCATGTGGGCATTGTGGTCGGACGCGACGGCAATAACATTTTGGTAGTTGAGGGAAATACATCACGTGGCGGGGATCAACGCAACGGCGGCATGGTATTGCTTAAGGTACGCACAGCCGATGTCATCGTAGGATATGGCAGGCCAAAATACGTGCCCTATAAAGGTGAGTATCCTTTGGTTGAAGTAGCAGCACCACCAAAAAAGGCAAAGTTAATGAGAGGTAAAAAATGAAAGAATTTAAGAAGATAGCAGCATCCTATGGTCGTTCATTTTTGGCTTCTTGCCTTGCCGTTTATTTGGCTGGCGTAACTGATCCAAAAGCTATACTCGGGGCAGGGTTAGCAGCTGTATTGCCACCATTGTTACGCTGGTTAAACCCAGATGACACAGGGTTTGGGGTCAAGGGGAAGTGACACCAACAGAGTGGACAGTGGTAATCACTGGCATCATTACAGTGATTACTGCTGTCTATTCAATGATGCGCTACATGGTTAAATCCATCATGCGTGAATTTGCTCCAAATGGCGGCTCAAGCCTTAAAGATCAGGTCAATAGAATCGAAGCTCGATTGGATGCGCTTTACGACAAATTGCTTGACTAGCCCTTAAAATTAGGCTATGGCAAAACCGAGGCAAAAAAAGGTCATTGACCTAGACACCTACGCAGCTTTGGATGCTTATGCAATTTGCCTGCACGAATATTATGGATCGCTACGCAGAGCAGGCTTTGCAGCCGATATTGCCTTATCCATGATTCAAGATAAATTGTCATATCCGGATTGGATATTGCCATCAATCCCTAACAAAATCGACAACATCCCTTATGAAGATGATGAGGATTGATGAAACGCATAGTTATCGTCAGTGACATGCAAATCCCGTTCCACGACACAAAGGCCGTTGCCAACCTTGTGTCCTTTATAAAAGAGTTTAAGCCCGATGATGTAGTAACTATTGGCGATGAGATAGATTTCAATACGCTTAGCCGCTTTGCAGAAGGCACGCCGGAAGCCTATGAGCAGACGTTGGGCGCAGATCGAGATACAGCTGTGCAAGTGCTGAAAGATTTGCAGGTGAGTCACATGGTTAGGTCAAATCATAGTGACCGCATGTACACACAAATTATGCGCAAAATCCCATCATTTTTATCATTGCCAGAATTGCGCTTTGAACGATTTATGAAGCTGGATGAGCTAGGAATTAAGTTCCACAAAAAACCATTTGCAATTGCACCTAACTGGCTGGCAGTGCATGGCGATCACACACCGATAAAGTCACAGGGCGGGTTGTCGGCCTTGGAAGCTGCACGCCGCTATGGTCGCAACGTCATATCGGGTCACACGCATCGCATGGGCAGATCATCATTTACGGAAGCATTTGGCGGTAAACAAGGCCGCGTGCTGCATGGCGTTGAGGTCGGAAATCTCATGTGTCTGGCAAAGGCTGGCTACATGAAGGGCTACGCTAATTGGCAAACGGGATTTGGCATTATGTACGTAGATGGCAATCACGTATCTGTGGACTTAATCTACATGGAAAAGGATGCCAGTTTCATTGTGGCGGGCAAACGATATGGATGACTTCAAGATAGACATTGTGCGATCCATTGATGACGCGGTGGACGCAGTCCTAGATGCTGGATTTGCTACTCGACACGCCGAAATTTGAGCGTAATCCTTGACCTTGTCAGGGTATTGCTTCACCCTTATGGCAGGGAGCGAAACACAGTAGCTTCCTGAACGGGAGCAAAAATGTATTCATTTGGTGAGGTTATGGCATGGACGCTGATAGGTGTCGCCATTGGATTTACTTTTGCCTACACGTTAGGCCGGAAAGATGGGCTACGTGAGGGCATTGCAATTGGATGGCGCAGAGCTACAAGCGTCAGATTGACACAGAGTGACCGCTAATGGGATTTCTAGACAATTACGAGACAGTCAATCAAAAGGTTCAACGCCTGCACGCAACTTATCCAACCAACCGGATTGAAACTAACATCATTGATTGGAATCCTGAAAAGGGTTACATCTTGATCGAGTGCCGAATTTATCGCCATTACGATGATGACAAGCCAGCAGCAATTGATTATGCACATGGCATGGTCGGGGCTTACAACGTCCAAATGAAACGTTGGTATGTCGAGGACACAGTAAGCAGCGCAATTGGGCGTTGTGCCAGCGTTGTGCTAGGTGCGGAAATGAAAGCATCGCGCGAAAGCATGGAGCAGGTCGAGACGCTACCAAAAGCATTTGTTGATGATGATCCATGGGCAAAGCCGATTTGGGATGAGTCAGGATTTACCACTGCAAAACAAGCTGTAGAAGCAATTGCAGATCAACTAGGTGGCGAGTTAATGTCAGAAGCCCCTATCTGTAAGCATGGTCACATGTTGCTGAAAGAAGGCACATCTGCCAAAACAGGGCAGCCGTACCGAGGGTATGTCTGCACAGAAAAAACAAAAGCAAATCAATGTCCGGCTTTGTGGCTCACGCTTACAAGCGACGGCAAATGGAAGGAGCGCATCTAATGGCAGGATTACACATGGAGATGCCCGACGGACGCAAAATCACCATCGAGGTTGATGGCACGATTATCAGAGATAACGACGAAATACCGGTTGATTTTTGTGATGGCTGTCAAAGCTATCGGCCAACTCATTTTGGTAAACACGTCGCAAATCAAGGATTGTCGATGATTTGGCTATGTCAGGCGTGTAAATGATACGTGTTGATCTTGATGATGAAACACAAATAGCTGTCACTATATTTGGCCTCATTAGAGCTATCAATTACACGGAGCAATGGCAGGGCAAATGGGCTAAACCCAACTATCAGACGGCAAAACAGCAGATTAATTTTCCACAGCTTGTGGATCAACAAAGCGATGCACTTGGGGCAGAGGTAGCAGTTGCCAAATACTTTAAGCAACCGATCGATTTGGCTAACTTAAACTACAAGGCAAAGGCAGACGTAGGCCACAACATTGAGGTAAAGCACACCAAATGGAAAGATGGATCATTGATCCTGCGCGATCATGACCGGAAAGAGGACATTGCCATATTGGTCACAGGCTCAATGCCAAGATATTACCTATGTGGATGGATACCGATAGCAGTAGCACGTAGGCCATCACAGAAGCGCAATGATGGAGCTTGGTGGATAGGCCAGCAGGACTTACATCCGATGGGCAACCTTGTTAGGTCAATGTATGCAAATCAGCTATAACTGCCGCGTTGAAAAGAAAGTAACAACGCAGACAATATGCAAAGTAACCGATAACCTGCCTCCTTACATCGAGGTTGTGCAGTGTAATAGTTGTGGCGTATTAACTATCGCTGCCTTAGACAAGGAGACGGCCTACGATGCCCCATAAATATAGATGCGGAATATGTGCCGCCACCAAAACAATTGATGGTGCAAAAGGTGAGGTTTACCTTGTGCCCCATTGTGATAGATGCACTTTGATGATGCACTTAGTGCCGGAAGATTGGGAGCATCACACAGATGACACCGATATATGAGTTTAAATGCCCTGTATGCAGTACAAATGCAGAGGTTAAAGCTGCGGTCGATGAGTCCATTGTCTATCCCTCTTGCCCGTATTGTTTAGTGTTTATGGATCGTGTATGGACATCCCCGCCTGCACATTTCAAAGGAACTGGATGGGGTAAAGATTGATGCCTGTGGATAACCTGTGGATAACACGCCGAGACAACGCTCAAAAATCTGTGGATAACGCAACCTATTTGACAGGCTTGCTACCATCCAGCTCCGAAAGCGAGCGCCTGAAGGCGTGTAGCTCGCTAAGGAGAGTGGTGGTTTGGGGAGTGCTATGCCTATTCATAGGCTCGCTATCCTTACAGATGCAACCCGCAGAAGCTACAAGCAATGCAGATCATTACAAGCTATATGCACACTCAAGGATTATTAACTATGAGCAATACAAATGTTTATCTTTAATTATCTATAAAGAGTCTCGATGGAATCCTTTAGCAAAGAACGGCAGTCACTTTGGCTTAGGTCAGATGCGTAGTCAGCATTACAGGAATCTTGATCCTTATCGTCAGATAGATGCAACTATCAAATACATTAATCATCGTTATGGTTCAATGTGTAATGCTTGGCGTTTCCATCAGAAGAAGAATCATTACTGATGGCTAGTGCATTACGAGATAACGGAAGCACATCGAAGTGGCGCAAGATTAGACAGCGCATCGTTGAACGTGATGGTGGCGTGTGTCAGATGTGCGGCATGGAAGGCGATAGCGTGGATCACATAGTGCCACGATCACAAGGCGGTACAGACGAGGACTATAACTTGCAACTATTATGCACATCATGTAATTCAAGCAAGGGTGGGCGGTTTTTTAGTAGCACAAGGACAC